ACCAAAGGTCTTAGCGTTAAGTACGCCACGAATGATTGTCACGCCCTCTTGGAAGGCATCAAACATTTCCACAATCTTGTCTGTCAAAGTTTCAATTCTGCTAATGAGTTGGTCAATATCGCTTGCGCCGCTTAGAGCCATAGACAGGTCAATAATTGCCCCGCCAATCTTCTCCTGTGCTTCGCCACCTGCTACACCTATGGCTTGCAACTTTCCTGCGTAAGTATCTAAGAAGGCTGCGTTAGCACCAGAGAATTGCTTATTAAGTCTGGCTGTAAGTTCCTCAAAGCTGGCAGTTTTAAGCTGCGCTTGGGTGAGCCCAAGGTTGTACTTGCGAAGTCCTCTGGTCTGTCCTACATAGGCGTTAGCCAAGTCCTGCGCTACTGTCTCAAGTGCGATGCCACTACCCGCAGAGACATCTATGGCTTGAGATAAGATTCTCTGGCTGGCTGTAAGTGAGCCAGTTGTGTTGATAAGAGCTTGGAAGGCTGGACGTAGTTGATCGTCTGCTACTGCTGTGGCTCTTGAAAGATTGTCAATGTACTGCGTGACTGCTGGAGCAGCTAGTTCTAACCCTAGATTCTTTAGGGCTGTGGTCAGACGTACTGCTGCCGCTTCATCGGCTGCGAAGGCTTTGACTGATGCCTTGCCGAACGCGACTACCTTGCTAACTGCAAAGACTCCAACGATCTGCTTGCCTAGTTTGCCAACGGCTTTCTCAAGTCCAGTTGTAGCCTTGGTCGCTTCTGTAAAGGCTCTCTTGCCCTTGAACTCGGCGGCTACGTCAATTCTTAAATCTGCCATCAGACTTTATCCTTTAGTGAATCAAACTTGGTTACAGCCTTCTGAATAGCCTTAACGACTCCATCTTGGGCTTTTCCTTTATCTTCCTCAAAGGCTCTAAAGATTGCACGTCCAGACATCTTCTGTCCTTGACCTTTAATCTGTCCACCTAGGCGTGGAGTAAAGTTGCCTGTGTTGCCAGACTTACGCCCTGCGGTCTCATAGATAGCGCCAGCAGCAGACTTGTTAAAGATAGAAGCAAGAGCTACGAAGCCGCTTCGATTAGGCTTGCTAGGTGTTGCCTTGTAGGTGATTCCTCTGCGAGCGTCTGCCTGATCGTATAGGCGATTAGCCCAACGACCTTGTGCATTACTGCGCTTGACCCAGCCGCTAGGCGCAGCTTCGTTGCTAGGTAGGAATCCTCTGGCATCTCTTACAACTGGCTTGAGGAATGAGGCTATCTCTTTGGTGGTCTCTTTAGCCAAGGTAGGCTCAACTATGCGAAGGGCTTTAACGAGTGCGGTTGCGCCTTGAAGTTTGACTGGCATCGCTTCGCTCCTTCGCTAAATCGTTTAGTACCTGTACATGAGCCTTGAAAGCCATCGGAGAAAGTTCCACGATGGTGTTGAACGGAACTCCATACTCGTAACTTAATCTAGTAGCGAGATAGGTGAGGGAGTTCCGATCTAACCTAAAGGGTCAGAATCAAGCACCTCGACATTTTTCAATGTCGAAATGAACTCTTCGCCGAAAGGCTTGACTGTTTCACCCGAACGTCTAATTGCTTCCCAGCACAACCAGAAAATATCTGACTGCTTCTGGTTCTCTAGAAGGGCTTTGTGGAAGCCCATCTTGGCATAGTTCTCAAAGCTCCATTCAAGTATCGGAGTTATCTCAAACTCCTGTACCTGTCCGTCAGCCCTTGTTACTTTAAGTTTTGCCATAGCCCTTATCTCCTTCTTACGCTGTTGTTACTGCGATTGTACCTGATACGTTCCAAGTTACGGACTGTGTTGAAAGGTCTCCAACTGCGCCGTTTATTGGTGTTGTGTTATTGACAAGGCAAGTCATTGTGTAAAGCGGATTAGATGCAGATGTAGCTGCGTTAGTCTGCTTGACTGTGACTGTGACGTTGTTACCCCATACTGAAGATGAGTTCAATGTTTGAAGTGTCTTGGATGTTGCTTCATCGTTGAAGAAGTCAATAGTGATAGATGATGCTTCAAGACCCTTAACAAAGCGGTGACCTGAATCACCCATCGCTGTTACTTCGAGTTCATCGAATGAGCGGTTGATTGTTACTGATGATACGAGTGAAGATAGATCTACCGCATTGACAGTTAGAACTACTCCGTTGCTTAGATATACTGCCACGATTATTCCTCTTCTTTCTTAGTTGTTGGCTTTGTTTCTGGCTTAGAAGCAACCTGACCGATTTTAATCAGGAAGGCTTCGTTCTCTTTTTCCCATTGTGCTAAATCGGTCATGATTTAACTCCATTCCGTTAAGGTGCTGATTGCAATGTCGCAGCTCAGCAAGTCTCCTGTTGGCAGGTTTAGAACCTTTGGGCTGCTTACGCTTCCCACGTTGAACACGATAGATGAGGCATCCAAGAGCTGGAATACTCGTACTACATCGTCCTCAATTCCTGCAAGGTTTCCCTGATTGTCCAGTAATGGCACAAGGATGGTAATAGTAAAGTTTGCTAATGGCGCGACTGATGTGCGGTCATTGTTAGTCGGCGTGATGTATGGATCAGCAGGGCTGACAATGACTGAATTGGCAATAGGCGTAGCAGGTGGAAACGAGAATACGCTCCACTTTGTATTGTCAGTTAGGGCAGCCGCTATTGTGCTGCGTAGGGTAGTTATCGCTGGCATTAGCCGACCATAGAGTTAGGGCTTAGGTAAGGCGCAAGTAAGCCACGAACGCGAGCCATGAGCTGATTAGACATGGTGTATGGGCTTGGTGCGTAGCCGTCAATAGATACGCCTTGACCTGTTGGAGCTTGGCGTGCTTGCCAGATAGCCACAGAGACCATGAGGCTGGCTTCTTGAATAGCAGGGATGGTTGCAGGATCTAAAGAGGTTGCACCCGCTACAGAGCCGTAAGGATTGACATAATGCTTAGGTTGAACCACGCCATTGTTAATGCTGTAAGTAATTGAATATTCGCCTACGGCTGTGATTGTGTGGCTGCCGTTAAGGTGTGACTCGTTGCCAGATACAACAATGGTCTGACCAATATAAAAGTTATCTCTGATGTCATAATCAAAGTAAAGAGTTGCTGTGGTGGCTGTTGATTCGTGTGCCACGTTGAAAGATGTGTTATTCCAGATGAAAGGAAGCAGCACGTTATCAGCAGCATCTACTACGGACTGAAGCACAGAATCTTGGTACAAGGTACCAATTCCCAATGCCGACCTTAGTTCCGCGACTGTCGTGAGTGCCATTGTTATCCTTTCTAAAGACTAGAGGGAGCTGCAAGGGCTCTGGCAGCCCCCTCTAGCGACTTAGGGTATTGCTATTATGTAAGGTTGAACTTACGAACGCCCTTACCTGACTTAGCCAAGTAAATAGCGAGGTATCCGTAGAGGTTGATTTCAATCTCGCCAGATGTTAGGACATTAACGCGCAACTGTGTAGTTGGTGATTCCCAGACATACACGCTGCTTGGCGCAACGAGGAACGCAGAGTTATCTACGATGCCTGATGCTGCGATGTTGTGATCTACGATGAGGTCTGTACCAAGTACGCCACCTACAACGCTTGTAGCAACTGCGTTGCCAGATGCGTTCTGTGTTGCGCCCTGTGCAGAGTAAAGTGCGCGACCTGTTGAGTCTGCGTATCCTGCGATAGCAGCCCACTGGTCTGTTGATGCAACGAGCTTGTTAGCGAAGTCTCCGCCAGTACCCTTGTATGCGGCTGCGCCTTCTACAGAGATGAATGACTGGAGTCCTGCTGCTGTTGCTGCTGTTGTAGCGGCTGTTGTGCCGTTAGCGATGAAAGCGTTAAGAAGAGCTGTATCTGTTGCCTTCTCGTATGCCTTGCGGAGTTCTGCCATCATGAGTTCCATGAACGCAGGAGATGAGCGATCAACTAGCTCGAAAGATACGCGCTGTAGACCAGAGAACTTGTTGATGTCTACTGTGTCGTAAGCAGATGTCATACCTGTCTCTGATGGTGCTGCGCCTTCGTTGGTGTCTGCAACTGTTGGTGCGACATCAGCAGATGTAGCGTTTGTGTAAAGACGTGGAACTGTGAATGACATTCCAGAGTCGATAAGTGCTTGACGTGTTGCTGCCTCGAACGCTGGACGACCAGAGAAGGTGTCTGTGATGAATGTGTTGAGGTGCTGTGGGAGTGTAAGACCTGTGTTGGTTGATGTTGAGTCATCTGCTGCGCGTACTACGCGGCGGGCTTCGTCATCACCTAGGGCTGACTTGATAGATGCTTCGAGGTATTGCGCTCCTGAAATAGGTGCTACACGCTCGCGGACATAGTGAGATGCTGCAACTGTTGGGCGAGCCGCTTCTTGTGCTGCTGCTTCAACTGCTGGAGCTTCTACAGGAGTGGTTGATTCTTCCACTTGTGGCTCGCTTTCTGTTTCGATTTCGGTTTCTACGATAACTGTGTTAATTGTCGTAGTCTTTTCCTTAGTGCTAGTTGCAGCTTCCATTTCTTGGGCTGCGATCTCTAGCACTTGAGCAGACTTAAAGGCTGGCTCTGTAACTAGAGAAACTTCTTTGAGTTTGGCGGCTGTCACAACTGTGTGACCATCGCGTGAAGGTTGTGATGAAATAATTTCTGCGCCGATTGACAACCCTGAAACCAATCCTTCACTTGCCATGATTAGGGCATCTGACCCTGATTGGCTTCGGCTTAACTTAAAGGTTGCATAGATACCATCTGGTCTAACTGTGGCTGTAACCATGCGACCTACTGGCTTCTTCATGTCGTGCTGTGATAGCAACTTAATCTTTGATGGATCGTTAATTTCAATAGAACCAGCAGCGAATGTGTAAGCACCTAGATTGGTGTTGCCTAATTCGCCTGTTCCCATTGGAACAATCTTGCCGCTAATCTCGCGGCGCTCTTCGCTGCACTCAATAGAGGCGGCTTCGATGTATAGAGTCTCCATTAGAGCCCCTCACTTCCGTTAGGTGTTAGATCTGTCATTTCCATAGCCTGTTCAGTTGTAATCAGCCCTAGAGTTAGCATTTTCTCAATGACTTCAAGTTCCTTGATTGGGTCTTGCTTAAGGAAGGTGTCAAAGACTGCAAAGCGAACTTCGTGTCCTGCTGTAGAGATGTCATCCATGGATAAACGAGTCTGAATAGCTTGAATGTAAGGCTCGATGCTAAGCGCGAAAAATTGCTTGCGCTCTTCTGTCACGTTTGCATAAGTCATAGTTGTGTTCTGATCTGCTGATAGATAATAGGCAGGAACGTTCATAGCGCGGGCAATTTCAGTAGATAGGTTCTGAATTGCCTCGTTGTACATCATGTCTTTAGGTGAGAACTGTGTGGACTGGAACTCAAGAGTGCTAGTGAGGTAAGCAGTAGAGTTATTTTGACGGCTGCGCTTCCACGCAGCTAGCAACCCAGAGACTTCAGCAGGTGGCAAATCGCTGCCCGTGTTCTTCAATATGCCAGACGACATGGGAGTTGCTGAAGCAATAGCAGCAGCCTTGTTAATGTCAATCGCTGACTGGATAGTGCGACCAGCGCGCTCTAACACGCCCTCATCGAATCCTTGAATAGTAACGATGTCGTTCATGGCGATAGGTGCAGCATCAACGTAATACTGCGTGACCATGATGCCTTCTAGGTCGGTTGTGAATGTAACGCGAGCGTTAGCAATCCACTCGAACGCAGCAGGGCGTCCATCTTCTGCGTAACGTTCTGTCACACGAAGATAAGAGACTCCGTAGAAGAGAAGGCTATCTACGATCCAGCAGATAGTAATAAATGATGGTTGATTCTTTGCTAGTTGGTTAATCCAACGTGGCGCAGCTATAACTTCGCCTGTTCGCTTGTTGTAATACTCAAGAGGGATTCCCGCGACTGTTCCACAGATAAGGTTGCGGGCTCTGGCTACTGATGGCACAGACATCGCATCCTTGCGAGAGACTCGGAGCTGAATCGCGTTATAGAGTGAGGGCAGATTCTCGCCCATGACCTGTGGCGCAAGCTGCGCTTCTAATATTTGTGGCTTACGCGAAAAGAGACCCATAGAAGGCA